CCATGGCGCGGTCGGGGCGGGGAGGTAGGATAGTGTCACCCTAAATCCCGCGGGCGTTCCGCGTCGATTAAATCGGTCCCTTGTTACAGGAACTGTGCATTGCTGCGCCACTGGACATTACCTGGTGGAAGTAAGAAACCGGGCCATGAGCCCGGCTCCTGGGGAGCGGTGGTTAGCCGCTCAGCACGGCCGGAGCTGGATTACAGTTTGGCCACGCCCTTGACATCGGCGCGGATGATCGCCGGGGCCGCGCTGTCGTCGAGGCGGTGCTTGACCGCAACCTTGACGAACTGGCCGAGCAGCATGGACGGCGCGAACGGGCGACCGGGCTGGTTGAGGCCGCAGGCATCGCGCAAGCGGTTCCAGGCGATGTTCTTGCCCTTGCCGTAGTCGATGGCGCCGCCGTCGGTCAGGTCCATCATGAAGCCTTGCTTGATGGTGACGACCTTGCGTTCGAGCAGGGCCTTGAGGGCGTCGTCTTCGAGTTCGTAGAGGACATCGAAGGCCAGGCCGGAGACGGTCGGGTCGTCCTTCTTGGACCACTGGCGCGGGGTGATGGACTTGATGATACCGGTGTATTCGCCTTCGGGGACCGGGACGGATTCGGTGGAACCAGCTTCGTTGGTGGTGGCGTCGAGGAAGGCTGCGGGGTCGAACATGGACATGGGGAAGCTCACTTGGTTGAGGGGAGGAACCGCTGGGAGTGAAGCGCGGTTAAGGTCAGCGGGAAACCTGCTATTGCGCGCTGTGGGGAGGGGATAGTGGCGCTAGAGCGCCGGACTGTCAAGTGGGATTTTCCAAGTCTAGGCATTTCAAAATGTGCGGGGTCTCACTGCCGGGCGGGCGGTCCCCGCTATCTACCAGCTCGATGGCCTTGAGAGCGGAAGCAACAAGCTGGAGGTGAGCGAGAAGTAACCCCCGCTCGGACGTAGTGGCCGGGAATTCGACATTCTCAACCTGGCTGTAAAAGTAGTTCATACTCCCCCCGCTCACAGCACACCTCCTCGGGCAACCCACTTGTCAACAACCGGCTTGAACCCGGGGGTGAGGGAGCTGGAGATTGCCAGGTTGCGGGTCTTGAGGTCGGCCTGCGGGTTGGCGGTGTCCCACTTCCAGGTCGTGCCGTCGCGGACGGAGAGGATGACGTCAGAGAACATGGCGGGGATCTTCGGGGCCAGGGCCTTGCCCAGCGTACTTGCCATGAGCTTGACACCGCCGAGGACCATGTCTTGTTCGCGCTCGACGTGGGCCAGGAGGATGAACCAGCATGGGCAGCCGTCGCAGAGCTTGCGGAGCAAGGCTTCGACTTGCTGCTGGGCGATGCCCCAATCGCTCTGCGAGCGGACTGGCTTGCCACCAACGACAAGGCTGAGTGCGGCGTTGTTGACCCCGGTCAAGCCGTCGATGGCGAGTGCCCGGGAAGGTTCCCAGTCATTGACAGCGCCGTAGGACTTGCCATCGCGCTGGTCGACGAAGTTGTTGAGGGTTTCGAGGAGACTGATGAACTGGTTGTGCCGGGACCGGTTCGGGTCAGACATCTTGGCGAGAGCCTCCAGGTTGAGGGTGTTGATCTTGGTGGCGTTGGCAGCCATGTCGAGGAACGACGTGTCGGGTGCCTTGAGGATGTGCCAGTGGAGGTTCGGGGGAACCGGCTTGCCGCGATCGGTGAAGTAGCCGATGAGGGATTCCAGGCCGGATTCCAGGCCGAGGTAGAAGACCTCGACGCCGGCGTCGGCAAGGCTGCCCAGGCTGTAAGTCTTGCCCGAGCCGGCGGGGCCCATGATGAGGCAGTTCGGGCCGGCCAAGCTCGGGGTCTTGGGGTCGACGGTGGGAGTGGTCATGGCTCAGTACTTCTTCCCGTGCTTGAACGGGCGGTTGAGGTTGAAGTTCATCTTGGCGAGGATGGCCTCGCCCAGGCGGAGTTCGTGGTAGCCGGCGAAGTCCAGCGCACGGATGATGAGGTCGGCAAGTTCTTCCTCGACGCCGGTGAACTCGGGGATGTGCTCGCTGGAGTCGATGGACTTGCGGTCGGCTTCCAGCATTTCCGAGAGTTCGGAGTGCATGAGGGCGATCTTCTCGCCGGTGTTGGCGGAGTCCCAGAAGCCCTGCACCTGCATCGCGCCGGCGATGGTGGACTGGAGCTGAACGAACACCGGGAGGATGAAGGGAGCTTGCTGGACGAGGTTGTAGCTGATGACGGAGAGGTCTTGCGCGCGGGCGGCGGCAGCGACGTCGGCTTCGGAAGGTTTGCGGATGGCCATGATTTGAGGTTCCTGGGCAGTGAACTGAAATTCGCGGGTTGAGTTAAGGCTTGTTAGTCGGTATAGTGTCAATACCTCCTGATAATTGCTGATCACGGTTTGCGGCCCGTGCGCTAACTTCAAGTTTAAGTAATTTGGCTAGCGTTGCATCATCCACGCCTGCACGAACCGCGCAGGCTAGACGAGCGTATATGCGGGATGATTCAGTGTGGATATCATCGCGATGTTTCCAGCGCTCGCGCACTGCGGCCACCGCAGCATCGAGCGCGGCTTGGTCATACAGCGCATGTACTGCATGTGTGCGCCGCTGCCAACATCGCTGGCAGAGCAGTAGCGCAATTCCGTCACACAGTGCGGCTGCGGGCCGAGATCGCGCACCCACGCCACAGGCCTAACTTTTCCATCAACCGGACAAGCCCCGGCAGGCTATTTCGCTCCGGCAGCACCGCGCTTGGGCTTGCCGGTTACTTCGACGTTGGGCATCAGCGCTTTGCGGCAGTCCTGCGAAGTTCATACGGCCGCGCGCACTGTCCAGCAACCCCGCCCTGTAGTTGCATCTTCCTGGCAATCGCATCCGGCCAGCTCGCTACATCGGTCTGCTTCTTCTCTCGGTATTCCTTGCGCCGTTGCGAAACCGGCACTGGCGTGTATTTCTCGGGCATAGTTTCCTCTCCGGGCAACAGATGCCCACCAATAAATCAACCGGACGCCCCATGCGCTCGGTCTCCTTGCCGGCGCCGTGCAGCGCCGGTTATTTCAGCAGTTAGGCGTCATCGCTTGGCATGTACTTGCTCGGCACAAACAGACCCGTGCGCGTCATCATGATGCGGCCACCCGGGGCAATCCGAGCGGCCCCGCAGCCGCACCGATCAACAATGCTCATGAGCATTTCATGGCGCCCGCGCTGCACTGCTTCTTCGGCGTGTATTTCCCTGCTCGAATACTTGTGCAGGCCGACTGCGCAAAGCCAACGCCTAACTTGTCCATCAACCGGACAATTGCCGACACGTTCTGTGTTCATCGAGATACCTTTCAGTCAGATAATTGGTCCAGATGCCTTTGGACTTCCCACAGCAGCACGGCATCGGGGAATGCTGCGAGGAATTCAGGTTCGGGGTAGGTGATGGAGCCGGGGACGCTTTGACTGCCGTCGGGCGGGCACTTGCGGCAGAGCGCGCCGGCACTGTGAAAGGGTACGGTCGAGCCGTCGGGCTTGGTGATCGGGCACTTAGCAAAGACCTCGCCACAGGTGCGGCAGTAGAAGACTTTGCTAAGGGGCCAAGCGAGTTCGTTGTGGGGAAGGTGGATCGGTCCGCGAGCAGCAGAGCCGAGGTAGCGACCCTCGATGAAAAAGTGCTGCTTCATGATACGGACCGATCCTTGGGAAATGCCGGAGTTCAACAGATTTTTGCCATCTACAACACCCGGCGAAAGGCTGGCTTGGGGTTGGTGACCGGGGGCAGGATTACTTGAGCACGGACAGGGAAACCGCACGCTTGGCTGCGCGGACGGCGAGCTTGTTGCCGGGCTGGCCCGAGCGCAGGCCCAGGTCCTTGCGGATCTTGGCGTTGGCGGACTTGCGGGTGCGACCTTGCGACACGCTCTGGCGGAAATCGGTCAGGGCGGCGACACCGAATAGGGAAGTGAGGAGCTTGTTGAGCAGCATGATGAGGCTTTCAGGGGAGGGGTAGAAAAACCGGGGGATTACCCCGGGGTAATGTCGGGGGATTCGGGATTAGTCGGACACATGCCCCCAGCTCGCTTCCCACTCCGGCACGGTCAGCTCCCGCCGCGCAAGTGGGTCCCAGACTCGCTGAGTGAAGTACATCGGCAGCCAGGATTCCGGGGACTGGGACTTGCAAACAGTCGTCATGGAACATCCACCGTACTCGGCGCAGGCCCCATCCATGGCGTAGTCCCAGTGTCCATCCTCCCACATGGCGATGGCCCGCTTGATGTCGCGGATGGACTGGTCGAGCCAGCGGTCGATTTCCCAGCCGGTGCGGTAGGTGATGACTTGCTGGGTGTCGTACTTGGTCTTGAGGATCGAGATACCCCGCACGATGCAGCCATCGGTGTTGATGCCGGCTTGTCGAGCCGCCCAGGAATAGCCGGTGAATTGGCCGCGCATTTCCCACTGACGGGACCAGCTGGCGCCTAGCGAGCTGGTGGTCTTTTCGTCGACAACGTACTTGCCGCCGGCGAAGGATGCGAGCAAGTCGGCCCGGCCGGTGTAGAGAATCGGGTCGCCAGACACCGGGTGCAAGATCGGAAGGGGTTCGGCGAAGGAGAACTCGATGGCCGGCTTGCCACCGAGTTCCAGGGGCAGCATGCCGTCTTCGCCCAGCGGGTAGCGGTCGAAGTAGAACTCCAAGGCACCCGCCGTGCGTTCGAGAGACTTCCCGGAATCGGGCGGACACTCGAAGTTGCCGTAGGCCTTGATCAGGGCGGCGAGCCCTTCACCGCAGGCGTCGGACTGGCTCTGGCCTTGTTCGTAGAACGCCTTGCGGGCGACTTCGATGCCCTTGGCGAAGGCACCACCCGCGACAAGATGTACGGACTCGCCTTGGGGTTTCCAGTGCTGCACGTAAGTGCGGAACATCTTCTGCGGGCAGGAACGGAAGGCGGCCAGCATGGTGCTGTCGAAGCAGTGGGGGAACATGGGACGGGTCACAGGGGTCTCCAGGTTGCCAGGAATTCCTCAGCAACGGGGTTGAAGGTGGCTTCCGACTCGCGGAAGATGAAGATGCCTTGGTGCTGCATAAGCTCGGTGTGGGGGTGGATGATGACGATCT